GTTTCCCAGTCACGATCAAAATATTGTCCAGATGGAGGCGTGAGTTTAACCAAACTTGATACCTTTACATATTTCAAGTTTGTGCTAGTAAAAGTTCCAAGTTGTTCTGGATTTCCATCACTATCAGAAAAATATCCAGTAGATGCGTTAGTACTTGTAGACAGTTGTGTCCAAGTAATATCTGTTGTCAAGGAAATAGGAGTAAAATTCCTCAAATAAAAATGTTTCATTTCTTCACTATCTAGAACAGGATTAACTTGGTTTCGAATAACTTTAAGAATATCATTAGTAACAGTCCATTCGAACGTGAAAGTTCCTTGGGTTTCATCTGTATAGATAATTCCATCTTGTCCATATATGTTAGTACTAGAAAATTTTCCTGTAACATCTTTGACATCTAAGAATCTCGAGATTCCACTTGAAGTCCTATTAACTGTTTTGGCTTTGATGATATTAGTAAACTCTGTTATTGGATAGATGTTATAATCTTCTCCATTTACCATTCTATCCTGGGTGTAATACCTTTGAGGTGCGTTCGTTCTGATATCATTCAAACTCTCAGATGATGATGCATTTGCAACAGTATATTGAAGACTGAATGTTACAGTAAGGGTTTCGACATTTCCACTTCTAGAAATATAATTGAGAGATGCTGTTCTACCACGCATCTCTTCTGGAGTAATTCGATAACTTAAATTGTTTCCAATACGGTAATACAATCTAAAATTGCCTGCTGGCATATCACTAAATGCTCCGTCACCAAAGACTATATCGATTTGATCATTTCTTCGACTGTTGACTGCAAACAATTTACGTTGACTATTTGAAATACTATTAAAAATTGAATTGTTACCGCTAACGCTTGGTACTTTGACCCAAGCTTCATCAGGATTACCATTACTATCAATACTATACAACCAAATATCATTTTGGTTTATATTTGGTACATTGATAGATACAACACGATTTGGAATTTGTTCACCAATAGAAAAATCAGTTGCACGCAATTCCCCTTGTTTAAAATACAAGAAAAATCCAGTATTGATACTCGCATTGCCTCGATTATCATTGCGATACAAAATATTCATTCCTGCATTAGGAACTGGAGCTGGCTCATATATTGCATCTTGTCCAGAGAATGTCCCATTAACTAATTCAAACTGCATAGTTCTAGCATCAACTTGACTTGCATATTTGTACACCGGAACTTGACCAGAAACTGTATTCACTCCATACTCTTCAATCCGCACACCATTTATTGTTTTCTTAAGGCTAGGCTTTCCAAATCGTTGTGCAGATTCAAGAGATGCATTCAGAATAGTCGTGAATTGTTCTAAGAAATCTGGGTTCGTAGTATCATTCCACTGTACTTCAATTCCACGTAAATTAGAACCATTACTGTCAAAAACTTCTTCAGTTGTTCGAATTGATTCAATCTTTACTAATCCTTGACTGACACTATTTCGCTTAGGATTATAACTCAACATTCTAGCTAAACGAACAACGCTATCACGACGTTCTGCAAGCTCTAAGATATTTTCACGGGTGTTAAGATCTGCACGAAAACTCAAACTCTGAGCTAAAAATGCAATCATATCAATCATTGCGATGTATTCAGATGATTCAATAAAATCATTGAAATCCTCAGGATAATAAACCCTGAGGTAATCAATCATTGTTTTTCGAATTGTTTCATAATCATAACTGCGAAAATCAGCTTCACGGAATGTAGTGTAAATTTTCTGCCAATCTTCAGCCAGAAACAATGAACTCTGTCTTGTCGAGGTGGTTGCCATCATGTATCCTATTTTGAATATTTACCATTTTTAAATCACGTAGTTTAGGATAAATACTTCAAAGGATTGTCATATATGCGCATTGATGAACTTATTTGGAAAGATATGAAATCGGGATTGACTAAAGAGATGGATCCTGTCGAAGAACTTTCTGAAATAACTGATGAAATTAGATCTTTACACAAGGAACTAAGAACTTTACGGGTAACTGCTTCTGAAAAGCTCAGGAAGGGAGATTCAGAAGGTCATGCAAAAGCCGTAGAACAAGTACACATCGTATTCGGTAAAATAAAATCTCTTATTGATAAGAAAAATGAAGTACAACAATCTTTGCAGTCGTATGCAAATATCCTATCGAACCAAGGGTTTTCAGTCATAGGTAAAGGTATGTTTGGCACTGTTTATGGCAATGACAAATACGTTGCTAAAATCTTCAAGGAAAGTGATGAATGTTTCCTTGAGTTTATCAATTATGCTAAGGCACGAAAAGGAAACCCATTTTTGCCTCGGTTCTCTAAAGTAAATTCTGTATATGATGAAAATTATGGACCTTCGTATCTAGTGTTTTCAGAAAGATTGACAACCCCATCAAAACGTGACCGAACATTATTATCTGACGTTAGCCTTTTAATAGACCTTAAAAAAGATCATATTGAGCGAGGAGACGCTGCTGGTGATATTGTCATCAATATCGAGGAGAAATGGCCAGGTGTGGTACAGGTTTTGGTAGATCTACAAAAACATTTTTCTAAATTAGAAACTAATTGTTTTTGGGATACACATGGTGGTAATTTTATGCTAAGAGGTGATCAGTTAGTAATCACCGATCCATATGCATCATAGGACATTAAATGAGAATTGATGAACTTACATGGCAACAAATGCGATCTGACTTATCTCGAGATAAGTCACCAATAAGCACTTTACAGCAAATCAATGCCGATCTAATAAAACATAACACAAATTTAGTAGACTTGAATAGGGCTTTGCAATTCACTGATGAAGCATCAGAAAAGAAAATTCAATCAAAAATCAAAAAAACATACAAATTAATAAAAAATCTCCGTGACATGAAACAAGAAATAATAGACACACATTCTTATTCTGAAGTACTAATACAAAATAATTTTAAGTTCGAAGGTGAAGGATTATATGGAGAAGTGTATTCAAACGGACCTTATGTTGCTAAAATTTTTGATCTTCTTGACACTTGTTTTCTAGAATTCATACATTTCTGCAGAGCAAGGAAAAACAATCCATTCCTTCCAAAATTCTCGAGGCCAACTAAAGTTATTTCAGATCGTGGCGAGAGTTACCTTGTATTTTCCGAAACATTAATTCCAGTTGCTGATGAAGAACGACCCTTGTTAACGCAAACAAAACGTGATTTACATCAATTACATCATGATCTCGATCATGATATGTTTAAGAAAATAGAATCTGAATATCCTGGCTTACTCCAAACTTTGATTGATTTGCAGAAACATTTTAAACGAAAAAATTGTGCATGGGACACTCATGAAAACAATTATATGAAGAGAGGTGATCAGTTAGTAATCACCGATCCGTATGCTACATTATTATAGAACAGAACGATTTCGTTCAAATCTTAAAAACAACTTATCTTTTGAATCTAATCTACGATAAAACAATTCAACTTGCAAAAGTATACCATGTTCGTATTCTTCCATGAATACTCCAAGCAATTGAACTCTTGGGTCTGCGGCAATAATTTGGGTCACATCATCTGTAATAGCATCGCGAATTCGTTGATCTAATGGATCGAACAACAAATCCCATATAATGGTACCAAAGTCAGCATTCATAGGGCGCTCGCCCTTACGGGTATTGAAATGATTCAAGAGATCTTGTTTCACAAGTTCTTGATCAGTTAATGTCTTCCGTTTATTGTCTTGGACCGTTGAGAATCCTTTAAATATCACTGCCATACAAATATTTATCGTACTAAATAACAACATGAAAGCATCTGACTTCAATGGTAATGAGATTTTAGTGGATTGGGTTAAGTTCCGTCATGACAATTTTCGAAATCTAATTTTAGATTTAACTACAAAAGCATTAGAAAATGAAGGAATTGATGTAAAGCCTAACCAAAACGAACCTGTCGTGTTGAGTGTTACTCAACTTTATAATGTTGTAGATAAAGTCGGTTGCGAAGCTGGGCAACAATTGTTGAACGCAATATCTATCTAAGCAATATTTGTTCTATCAACTGCATTCTTACCTAAGAGAAAATATTCTGTTCCAGATGTTCCATATGCATCTGAACCACCTTCCCCATTAGACCAATCACGTGCACCGCCAACTCCTAATAAATGGGCGACGGTCAATAACCCTGCAATAGTTCCATTGTCATCATCTGTTTTGATAACACCAAGTCTAACCATTTGATCGTAATTTCTAGTCAAAAAACGGAACATTGTATTTTCTTGAGTTGGTCCATTGTTTCGCCATTGTTCTAAACTGTTAACACTATCTCTACCAGTCCAAATATCAGGATCAGTCATTATAGCATTAGCGTATTCTAATGAACCTTCATTTCTAAGTCTCTGTCCTTGTGCTGTTGACCCAGGTTTGATGTGTCCCATATCTTCTAAAGCTGCTACACCAAATTGATATTTCCCCGCAAAGCCAATAGAATTAATTACCCTGTAATCATTTCCAGATTCTCTAAACCCAATTGCTGCCATCAATGCTTGAACTTCTGATGTAGTTAATGGTCCGATTGTTCCAATTTGAGGCTGATCGTCAATTATATCATCAGTTAATTCTGTTACAAAATCATCTGTTTGCGTTGCAGATTCTAATCCAGGTCTAGGAGTAGGGTTAGAAGATGAAGTAATATTTGATACTTCAGATCCAGACTCACTAATTTCAGATAAAATCTCTGCTGCTGTTTCAGTTGTCCCTAAATCATCATGCAATGGCCAAGGCTCATGTGTAGGAACTCGATTTACTACAGTTCTCAATGTGCCATCAGCAGTCCATCCTAAAGTAGGATTGAACACAACATCAACTTTATTTTGAGTATTTTTATTCACTGCTTTCTCTGCAGAATTAGCTGATCCAGAATTTAAATTAATACAAGAACCTTCTTGATTAATATTGCCACCTGCTTTCAAATTCATTGCTCCACTGCTTTCTATATTAGCACTAGATCCAGATATATTCATAGTACCATCTGAGGTTATCTTAGTTGATCCTGTTGCATAGACATCCATAGAGCTGCCTTGAATATGTGTAGCAGCATTGCCCACCATCGTAATATTACGACCAGCATACACATTAAAATCCTCATCACAATGAAAATTCATTTCTTTTGCTCTCAACGAGACACCATCAGCGCTATACATTTCTATTTTTCCAGACGCTGTGAATTCGAGCCAAGCGGTTCCAGTCGAATTACCTATATAAATGACTCCTTCAGAATCATGCAATAATATTTGATGACCTCCGGCAGATTTTAATTTAACTAATTGATTTGCTCCTGCCATATCACCATCATCCATAACGAATGAATGTCCATGCTTACGAGTCTGCGTAGGACGAACATTACCAAACTCAGTAAATGAGTTAGTTTGATCTATTACATCTGATTGAGGGCGGCCAGGGGTTGAAATCCCAAACACTCTACTCGGAGTTTCTCGTTGAGAGCTTGAGCTCGTTGTTCCTCTAACTTGATCAGTTATTAAACCTTGATTACGAAGCTGAGCAGCAAGACTTGTGTGAATTGGTTTATCGGTCTTTAGAAAACTACGTTCTTCGACAGCAGGATTATATTCGCCAACTGGCAATTGTTCAATATTCTCATATTGACTTTGTTCAGCTGAATTATTTGGATTATAGTTCTGTGAAGAACCTAATCCAGGAACCATGTATTGACTAATATCAGAATAAATTGCTGCAAAATAATACCCGCGACCTGGATCACCTTGTACAAAAATACATAGAACTTCTGTCTCTAAATCTGGCGGAGTAAACCACATTCCATAAGATTGTCTTGTAGTATCAAACGTATTTTCTTCAGAATCTTTCGGGACAGTATATCCACCAAAAGGTGTAGCATAACTCACTGTTCGCCATTTAGTAGAATCATCAGGATCAACCCCACATAATTCTGGAACATATACTTGAAGGCGGCCCTTCCTTAATACATCAATGTTATTCTTGACAATTCCTACATATGGTCCTACATCACTTCGGAATCCCGGTTTGTCATCATATTTTCCAATATCTGGGATCCGAGATCCCGCTCTACCACCGTATGCCATCTTGTATCCTATTGAATATCTTCGTCCGTTATACCATCACTTACAGGTTCTGTAATTGCTACATCATTATCTATCTGTAAAACTGGTATTGATGTTACACGATCAATATCAGGATCTGGGCGGCGGACCATTTCTACTTCTTGAGTAAACTCGCCATCTCTCATCATTGATTTGACCCGAGTTACATTGTATTTTCCTGAAATTACTAAATCTTCTTCAGTAAATCTCGCTGATTCAAAATCCATCAAGCCAGTTTCATCATTGTAATCGACAGGAGTTCTACTCTTAAAATCTACGTAAACTTCATTACCTAATGAATTAATACTGCCAGATCTGGTGAACACATCTAAATTTAAGGTACTTAATGGTCTATCTGGGTACACATCATCTTGCGGGATCCAATCAGGATCACCCCAAATTCTAATAGTAAGTAATGCTAAATTAGGTGCATTGCTTAACAATTGCTGCATCAAATCAGACACTGCATGATCTTGCGTATCTGATGATCCACTTCCTTGTGTCGTTCCCGTTTGTCCCACTCCTTCTGTTGTTTCTGGAAATACTTGTCCAGAAGATTGAGGGAGTCTAGGAATAGGAACTCCAAGAATACTTCGTGCTTGAAAATATGCATAATTCAACTCAAAATTCATATCAATAACATCTGTGTTATCACCGGTGAACAGATAATTGTATTTCTTTTGAGTTTCTTGAATTCTTTCTTGCCCAAATCCATGGAATCTTTGTCCACGCATCCTTAAGCTTTTAATATGAATCTTATGAATATGTTGATATCTTCGCCTACGTTCATCGTACGGTCCAAGTTCCAGAGAAGTCACAATGTGCCACCATCCGATACTCGAATTATCTTGTTGTGCTGTTAAGATTGTATCATCAACAGAATTTCCAAACAAAATAACCTGATCACGCATATAAGAACTTCCTTTGATGAGCAAATTAATAAGCTCAATCAAACTAGTTCCTTGGTTTACCCTAAATAATTTCCTATCTCTATCATATGAGAAATTGTCACTTAAACTTTGTCTAATTGCTTCTTGAAATCGATCTTCCATTGGGATCGAATTTGGTGACGTTCCTAATACAGTTTCCGCCGTAAAAGTAGCATCAGCCAATGTCCCTTCAAAATCAAAAATAAATTTATCCGGATATTGTGCTATTTCTCTATCAACTAATTGATCTTGATATCTATTCAAAGCATCTGCTAATCCACGAGTTTGTTCTCTAGCAATAATTGTATCACCTGGTTGTGCTGTAGCATCTGTTGGATTAGCTTGTCTTTCTATCGAAGTAACTAAATCAGCATTGAAAATGTCAATCAACTTATTTGCTGTTAATTCAATATTAAATGGCAATGTGATATTTTGAATTTTATATGTCTCATATGTATATGGTATAGCTTCCACATTATATCTAGTACCATCGACCCCTGTTTCAATTGCTATGTTAACTATTTTGAATGGAATCTTCTTTGATATCTCTGGCAAATTGATTGGATTGCCTTCTTCATCATAGCCTTTGAATTCAATTTCCATCATATACGGTTGCGCAATATAATCACCTCCACCAAAATCTAGACTAGCCCTAACCAATCTTGGAATCAAAGTAATTCCGTATGGCTCAACTAAAGAAAATCCGATCATGACGTTATTAGTATTTCGAGTTGATCCATTAATTCCAATCACACTTTCGATAGTTAAATCATCGAATCCATAATCAATATCAAAATGTGAGTTTCTTGTTCTTTGATTTATTCCGCCACTTGCTATAATTACAGAATTAGGACGTCTAGTGTATCCGGCCGCCAAACTACCTTCAGTATAAATTTGATTTAATTGTTCTGGAGACATCAAACTTATCGTAACATTGTATGTTACAGAAGAATATGACTTCAGAACATTATCTCTTGTAAAGATTGGAGGATCTTGTGTGTGATCACGTACAGCAGATGTGCTATTGACGACTGTTAATGGTTCATCTGCTGCAACTACAGCAGGATCAATCCCATCATCTGGATCTTGAGATTCTTCTGGTGAAATAGGATCTACAGTTTCTTCTAATCGTGCTGCATCATCTGGATCTAACTCAGTAGTTTCAACTTCAGGTGCTGCTAAATCATCAGGTGGAATGGAACCACCTTCTTGCTCAGTGTCACTTGTGCCTACTGCATCTTCTTGTAGAGTCGGATCTGTTTGTGGTTCAGTTACTTCACTGTTCTGCAAATCCACTAGATTTTCTCTAGATATACGTTCTGTTATCCCAGCAGATGATCCAGGTAATCCAGGAAACAATCCAAAATCAGTTTCAAGAAATTGATTGATACCATTATCTTGAACCTCAATTATACGGACTAGTCCTTGGTGACTTAGCCGAACATTATCGTATTCAGAAGTTAAGGAATTTTCAATATCTTCCCAATTCTGTCCTTCTTCTAAACCACGCTCAATAGTATTTAAGGTTTGTTGCGCTGATATATCTGCCATTATAGCCCTAGATCTGATTCAATATTATTTTTCTTTGGAATGAATATTTTCTTTCCTTCACTAAAATCGAAAATAGGATCCTTTATGATATTTGGATTTCGCACGGCAAATACCCACCACAATCTTTCGTCACCATACAAATCTCGAGCTAGTAGATCTGGTCTGTTTTCGTATTGTTTAGTTATTTCATAAACAATGTCATCAGCTTCGCGAGTAATTGACCGTGGGTTCCATGGACCCAAATAAGTTCCAGTAAATTCAGTTTTGAAATATGGAGAAAATGCTGAATATTCAGTCATTAAATGAATCCTCCTTTATTGCCTCTTGATAGTAATCTACCTCTAGCATATTCAGTTAATGAGAAATCGTTCACATATCGTGTTCTCGAATACATTGGCTTCAAACTCACACTGATCTGTAATTCTGTAGGAATATTGGTAACTCCACTGTAATCTCCCAATTCGCCAGCAGTAGGTTGCACATTACTATTAACTGCGACAGGAATATAGTCTACATCAATCGGTAAAGTCCATAATGCAGATGTAACTACTACCGGAATGTTATCAAACATATATTGTCCATGTCCACTCAGTCTAAGTACAACAGGTGGAGTTCCTTTGAGTTGATCCTGTCCATAAAACATTTTTGTCGCAACTTTTAGGAAATGTAAACAGGCCAACAAATATCTAGCCTCGCGATCCGTCTGACAAGTAAAATCTCCTGCTACAACAATATCAGTCACTTGAGAATTTTGATACATCGGAAACGATTGATTTGTATGAGTTGGTTGCAATTCGCCATAATTGGCCATGTATGACATGTTAATTGTTGGCAAATATGGAAATATAATACCATTAGTATCTGCTAAGGGACCTAGAATATTTCCTGGATTAGAACCTCGATAAAATAGTGTATTGCCCGGAGGCAAACTTAATCTAACTCTAGGATCAGAATTTCTAGACACCATAGGTGCAACATCAGTAGTTGGTACTGCATTATCTGGATCTCCACCAGGAGGTAAACCAGCTGCTTCAAGCCTAACTGCACTAGGATCTAGATCAAATAAACCACCAATTTTGTCTCCAGTCCGACCAAGGTCAGCTACAAACGCATTGCTAAAAGCTTCGACATCACGAGTGAATTGTTCACCTAAACTCGTAGCTGCTGGGGTGATTGGTGGTTGTACGTCTAATGATGGCATGACATTTTCCTTGTCTAGTATTTACCTTGTTAAAAACACCATAAATTTGATTTTTACTAACTAGACTAAGTAAAATAGTAACACTTGTGGAGCACAATATGGCAAACTATTTGTCCAATAAAGAATTGCTAAAATACATTCATGCGAGTAAATGTACTTTTAGTTCATTTCGATCTGAAGAAGATCATGACTATGATTTGATCATTGATGATTTTGAAATCAATGATCAAATAATCAATCAAGCTAAAAAAGCTCGTGCAAAAAGACTCAAAATTGATCTCGATAGTATTCAAGATCAAGATTTAGTATTTCGAATAATGACTAACCGTCATATTCCTCAAGATAAAGTTAAAATCAAAACAAATTTTCCACCCTTCCAACACCTTCGTATTGATGATGACGATTATGTAATTGTTGTTGGAAAAAGTCATTGGTCTGGTGGTTTAGAAAATGGTGAATTCTGCCAAACTCATGGACATCTGACTGATGAATTAGTGAAGGCATTTATGTTACTTTGTCAACGTATTGCTATGAAAACAAATTGGCGAGGCTACAGTTACATAGATGAAATGCAGAGTGCAGCATTATTGAATCTTTGTGCTCAAGGATTAAAATTTGACGAAAGTCGTGGTAATAACCCATTCGCATTTTATACAACAACAGTAAAAAATGCCTTCACCAAAGTTCTCAATACTGAGAAGAAATCTCAGAAAACTAGAGATAGTTTACTTGAAGCAAATGGTTTAACACCAAGTCATACACGACAAACAGAAAATAGTTTAGGAGAATAATGAATTTATTCAAGAAAGCCATTGTGATGACTGACATCCATTTTGGCCTCAAGGGAAATAGTTTAAGTCACAATCAAGATTGTCTTCAATTTATTGAATGGATATGCAAACTTGCAAAACAAGAACAATGTGACACTTTGATCTTTTGTGGTGATTGGCACCACAATAGAGCTAGTCTAAACATATCCACGATGCATCATAGTTTATGTGGTTTAGAAACTCTAAGCGAAAATTTTGATCAAGTTTTGTTTATTCCTGGTAATCACGATTTGTATTATCGAGACAAACGTGACATCCAAAGTGCAGAATGGGCTAAACATATACCAAATGTTCGTGTAGTTAATGATTTTTTCTGTGAAGGTGATGTATCAATTGTTCCTTGGTTAGTAGGTAATGACGCACAAAAACTAAAAACAATAGATGCCAAATACATGTTTGGTCATTTCGAATTGCCACATTTCTTCATGAATGCAATGATTAGAATGCCAGATCATGGTGAAATCAAAATAGAAGATGATTTCAAAGGTGTAGAACATGTTTTTAGTGGACATTTCCATAAACGACAACAAAAAGATAATATCACTTATTTAGGCAACGCTTTCCCACATAATTATTCTGATGCATGGGATGATGATAGAGGTTGTATGATTCTTGCTTGGGGTGAAGATCCCAAATTTTATAATTGGCCAGATGCTCCTAAATTTAGGACTGCTAATCTCAGTGACCTTATTGATGATCCCAGTAAATTTCTAGGCCCTAAGACTTATGCTAGAGTAAATCTAGATATCAACATTTCTTACGAAGAAGCAAATTATATCAAAGAAACGTTTGTTGATGAATTCCAATTGAGGGAGCTTGCATTGATTCCTACAACAAACGATGAAGTATCGCAAGAATACGAAAGTGAAATGAATTTTGAAAGTGTAGACGAGATAGTAACAAATCATCTTACACAAATCGAAAGTGAACATTTTGAACCTAATCTACTTTTAAGCATTTATGGAGATCTTTGATGAGTACACATCTTCTATGTAGTCCATTGTTAAGGCCTAATGGAATTGTGAATTTCATTCACCAATCAAAATTGAGACAAGAAGAACACGGTCAAGTTGTTGAAATCATTTCTGATGGGCCTCCTGAATCACAAATGCCATTTAAAGTAAAACATGGCGATTTCAAGTACATCCCATCATCTAAAGATGGCCATGTTTGGTTAGATTGGGATGATGAACTATTACATAGATGGATTGAAATATGTCGCATTTTGAGGCGCAGGAATAATAAAAAGTTCTACTATACTCATTGTGCATATTCTGCATTAGCATGTCATATTGTTGGTTTGAAACAAAGCTTCATTCAACATGAAAGTGACATATATTACAGTACCCGATCAAGTTATCTTAGCGATGAATGGCTTGACCAACACCAAAAACTTCTTTCTCAAGTTTTAGTTGGTTGCACAATGCCTCCTACGTTGAAGATGAAAACTAGAATCGTAGAAATGTCTCATTATCCAATAAATCTTCCTAAACTAGAAGAACAGAAAAATCGTGATGTTTTTATAGTTGCTGATGATAGCTATCGAAAAGGTTTAGATCGAGTTCTCAATGTTTCCGGAAAAGTAACTATTATGAGTTGGCATCGACCAGAAGGTATTCCAGATCATTGGGATCATGTTAAATTCGATTTTCATCAACAATTAGACAAACTAAAATGCATTGCGAAACATGAGTATGCTATAATTCCAAGTAGATGTGAAGTAACATGTTTAAGTCTTCTTGAATGTATTAGTCAAATACCTGTAGTAGTATTTGATGATGAATGGACTTTTCCTTATAGAAATTATGTTACTACTGTGAGAGAAGGAGATCAACTTACTCCATCTAATCCTCACGTTGGCTTAGATTTTTGGCCACAAACCAAATGGTGGAAAGCTTAAATATTGTTTAATATCCATAATTTAACAGTTAAAAATTTCATGAGTATCGGTAACCAAACCCAAGCAATTGATTTCAATAGAATAGATCTAACTTTGGTTTTGGGTGAAAACTTAGATTCTGGTGGGAATGATTCAGGATCAAGAAATGGTACCGGTAAGACTACTATTATCAATGCGTTATCTTATGCATTCTACGGCAAAGCATTGACTAAGATCAGTAAAAATAACTTGATCAACAAATCCAATGGCAAAAGTATGCTAGTTACCGTAGGATTTGACATTGATGGAATTAGTTATCGTATCGAACGTGGTAGAGCTCCTAATGTATTAAAATTCTATGTCGGAGATCACGAAAGAGAACCTACTGATGACAACAGTCAAGGTGATAGTCGAGAAACACAAAACGCTATTCAAGAGTTATTAGGCATGAGTCATACTATGTTCAAGCATTTGGTTGCGTTGAATACCTATACAGAACCATTCTTAAGCATGCGGATTGCCGACCAAAGAGATATTATTGAACAACTTCTTGGTATCACTCAATTGAGTGAAAAAGCAGATGAATTGAAAAGACGTATTAGAGGTGATAGAAGTCTATCTCTTCGAGGAACAGAAGACTTCATTCAAGATGAAGAATATAGAATCAAAAGTATTCAAGATTCTAATGCCAGAATTACCAAACAAATCGAAAATTTAGAACGTAAAAGTAGGGCATGGAATAGAAGTCATGATGATGCGGTTACGGAACTTAAATCTGCTATAGATCAACTCAATCATATTGATATTTCTGTAGAGCTTGAATCACACGAATCACTAAAATTAGTTCAAGAGAAGGATAGCAAAATTGCTTCCATTGCTACTGACATAAGATTCAAAAAATCTAAAATTAAAACAGACGAAAAAGAGTTAAGAACAATAAACAAGGCACTAGATGCTGCTGAATCTAAAATTTGTCCAACTTGTGGTCAAGACATAGAACATCATGATGATAATGATCATGATTCCTTACATTCACAAAAAACCGCATTGGAAGATAAAATTCACTCGAGCAAAGAAGAATTAGCATCTTTAGAACAAGATATATCAAACCAGCGTGCATCTATTAAAACATTGTCAGATGGATTGACGGTATTTTATGATACTATTGAAGAAGCTTATGATCATAAAAATGCAGTTTCCAATCTAGAACATCAACTTTCTTCTAAAGAACAAGAGCAGAATCCATATTTCGAACAGATCATCGAATTAGCAGAAAACGGCATAGAAGATGTAGATTTCACCAAATTAAATGAATTAACTAAGTTAAAAGAACACCAAGAATTCTTGTTGAAGTTGCTAACAAACAAAGACAGTTTTATCAGGAAAAGTATTATTGAGAAGAATCTAAGTTTCTTGAACTCAAGATTAAGTCATTATCTTTCACAAATTGGTTTACCACATCAAGTAGAGTTCCAAAGTGATTTGGATGTTCAAATTACTGATTTAGGACGTGAACTTGATTTTGACAATCTTAGCAGAGGAGAACGTAACAGACTAATCCTTAGTCTTAGTTGGGCTTTCCGAGATGTTTGGGAAAATTTATACCAAGGAATCAATTTGCTTTTTATTGATGAACTAGTTGATTCAGGAATGGATACTAGTGGAGTAGAATCAGCCATGGCTATCCTTAAAAAGATGAGCAGAGATCGAAGTAAAAGTATATGGTTAGTAAGTCATAAAGATGAGTTAGCTAGCCGTGTACAAAACCTCATGAAAGTTGTTAAAGAAAATGGTTACACAACTTATAGTACAGACATAGAGATAATATGAAATATTGCGTTTGGTTATCCAATACTAATCTTAACATATGGGAAGATATTCGCGATTATGCTATCTTAAATGGTATAGATGTTGGTCACATGACCGAAGAAGACACGTTATTCATGAGGATCAAATTTGGTAATAATATTGCTTTCATGCCATTTAAAGAATCTAGTGAATCAGTTCCGCTTTCATATGATGCCGAATCTATAAAAGATATCTTAAAAATCTTTTCATCCTAAAAGTCATTGACATTATCTCTGAATGTGTTATCTTACAGATGCTGGCACGAGAAGTGCTTTTAAAATTGGAAATTTCTTAAACAAAGAGATAGAGAGGGAGAGAAATCTCCCTATCTTTACAGATAACATGTGGTTTTCATTTTTAATCATCAGAGCAGATAATTCTAGTGATCATGATTTTATCAGAGAATTTTCAGATTATATCACTTATCGATACAATCATACATTCATCAATCAGGAAGGCATAACCATCTTTCGATTGTTATATCCAGAAGACACCATCAAAGTTCATGGTCCATATGATTTAGACAAACCGTATTATGTGGATACGTTTAAATGTCATGGTTTAGCCCCGTATCCTACTTTATTTGTGTATCGACCAGATTATAAAGCTGGTCGTGAACTAGCACTTATTCCTTTTTGGGATCGAGATGACACTATAAGCAAGTTTAATTCTGTTGGTATTCATCGTGATTGGATGGATCATGGTTGAATTGTTTTTCGATACAACTTTGTTAATTGATCTTTAGAGCTTTTCTCCGGAATATCAATTCCCATCTCTTTTAAAATTTGAATTTGTTCTATCTTGTTTTTTGCTTTGAACTTCTTAACTTTCTTAGTAAGATGCGTAGGATGTTCTGGGTTTGTACTGTAATCAGTTTCAAGATAATTCAACAAATTTTCTAAGAACACCTTGTGATCTCCAGAAAATCTACTTCGATTAATCCATGATTTAATCCTACCTTCTGCTTGGTTGCAACTTCTATGCAATACCTGCCTAACATTACCATGATCATGATCATGATCCATTGCTGCTTCTTCGGGTAGAATTTCAGTTCCACATAATGGACAGATGTGATTCTGTCTCTCTAACAATTCTTGTCGCAATTTTCTTACTTGTGTGGTCTTTAATCGCATGCTATTATCTCCATGAATATTTATAGGAGAAATTCATGAAGGCAGAATCTTCAATTAGTTTATTGCCAATTGAAAAGGCCAGTAGTAAGATTCAGAAAAAATTCTTACTTAATTGTGTTTCAATATCTGATCCTCCTTATGATGGTGGAGTAACATTGAAACAAATATTTTCACAAATCGGTGCTTCATATGTATTTTACTGTGAAGATGATTTTGGTGCGCCATATGAATTGTATTTTGAAAGTCCAGAGGTCAAAACTGCTTTCTTACTAGCAGCACACAATGCAAAGACGGCTCAGATTGATGAAAGGACTTGTAGTTTCGTATCAACATCAAAATTGGGTTAAAGTTTGGAATTCTTTAAGATCATGATTGTCATCTTAATTCCTTTCTGATATTTACCTTTTTTATTTGACTTCACCAAAGTAGAGTATATAGTATTATTAATATAGACCAGTAGAAATACTGACCTACATAGTCCATTATATTTTTCTTTGATGCGTTGGGTGGCCCGCGAAAAATCCACCAAGAAGGACAAGACATAGGTATGTCTATACCAAATGATTGTGGCTCTGAGAAAAAGCAACCACAGCATACATTCATGTTGCGCCGACACGCTGGAATGTATGTCCCGCTGGGCGATCGTGACTGGGAAAC